TTTCTTTGCCTGTATCATTCTCTTCTTATAGATGACACGTTCAGTGTATATCTTTTCCATCATCTCAGGCAAGAAACCTTTTATATCTTTACGATACTGTGCACCGTTAGCACACACAGCGAAGTCACCTGATAGATCTACCTCTTGATTCAATAACTTCTCAACGTTTGCACTAGGATGTCTAGTCTCCCAGAGTGTCTCAGGAGATATATTGTACTGCATAATAAGATGAGGATATAGACTATTAAGGTCAAATGATACAACCCAATCATATTTGCCAGGCACAGGTTCTTTTACATATGCACCTGCATACTTCTCGTCTTTCTTTGCACCTTTACGAGGGGGAGGTACAATATTCTTGTCAGCAAGATAATTAAAGATCATTGTATCCCACATACGAACCTGTGAATATACATCTTCAAAGTTTACCTTAGCATCATAAGACATAGTGATTGCTAGTTCTAGCAACTTCATCTTGTCTTCAAGTCTGTCAATCAACTCAACGTCTTGGATGTTGTATTCTATAAATTTCTGCCAATCACTTGTGTAGAAGTCTCTAAAATTCTCGTACTCACTATGGTCAAGTTTTCGTTGTCCCAACTCGACAAAAGCGATGTGATCAAGTCTGTAGGATTCTTGGTTACTATAAGTGAACTTGCGATAAAGATCGAGGTAGTCAAGAATATTAATCCCACTGACATCATAAGCATAATTCTTACGTCCCTGCACATAAATTTCTCTCTCGTTTGCTCGGTTCCAAGGTGACAATGATCTCATCCATTTTTCACCTAATATTCTATTTAACCTTCTGGCGATGTATGGTACATCATAAAGGTTTACGTTCCATCCTGTCAAGATGTCTGGTGTGTGATGTACCCACCACTCAAGGAAGTTCTTAAGCATCTCCCTTTCACTATCAAAAATGTAGTGTTCATGCTCAGTTTCAAACTCACGTACTGCCCAGATGTAAAACTTTTTAGTCACCATATCTTTGATAGTGATAGAAAGCATCTCTTCTGCTGCTTCTTCTACATTCGGGAATCCGTTCTCACATTGCACCTCGATGTCAAGTGCATAGATTTTCATCTGTGAGATATCATAATCAACTTCATTAGGAAACTCTTTTCTAATGTATTGATATACAAAACGCTCATACCCATGAACTTCAAACTTCTCTACACCATTATATGTTTTGATAAATTCCCTTGCTTCTCTGGCAGTTTCAAACTGCACAGGTTTTACAGGTTTACCTGTAAGAGTTTTCATCTTCTCTGGGCGGTTAGATGTTACATACAACGTAGGATTAAATTGGGTACGAAACTGAACTGGTTGTCCATCTTCGTACCCTCGATATAAAACTGTGTCACCTGCTAATTGAATGTTCGTATAGAACTTGCTCATGCGTTATACTTGTCCAACAAAGTTTGACTAGGTTCTAGTATAGTCAAAACTACGTCAGATGTCAAGAAGATGTCACGTTGTGAACTATGCTTAGGAAATGGTATGAGTTCTCCCTCTTCAGATACTTCGTAGCATCTTTCAAGAAGATATACAGGTTCTTCATCTAACTCAGTTATCTTTGCTATAAGATATTCACTCCTTTGTCTCAACAAGATTAGTCGGACTACCGACTGTTCTTGTTCCATTTCCAGAGTTGGTGTTTCCTCTTCCATCTGTTGCTGCCTCTACTAATTCATTGTATTTTTCGATGACCTCAGGGTAAGTGTCATATGCACTTATGATTTCATCTAGTCGAAGGATGACCCTTCTATCTTTACTTAATGGTGCCCAAGGTGTAAATTGTATCTCAGGTGAAGACATCTTCTGTACACCTTCTGATTCAATTAAAAGATCCTGGTCTGTCTCTACAACATAAACATTGTAGGGATGATCCATTCTAAAAGCTACTGCTTTTTCTGGTTCATCTTTTGCTGCGATTTCAAAAACGTCTGCGATGACATCTTCACCGTTTCGCATTCTTACGACTCTTACGCTCATAACTTTTGTTAGATTCTGATATTTGATAAGCACATTCTTTGAGAAGATCTTTTAAGATTCTTTCAGCGTTTGTGTTTTTTTGTTCTGCGATGGGTCTGCATAATTGCATTATACCATTAGTTTGGTAAGTTGGCAACTCTAGTGTTAAGAGTTCTGTTTCACCTTCATAGTTATTCGGTTTTAGGTTCAAGTACATGTTCATCGTTTATTCCGTAGTGGTAATCGTTTGTATCACCATATCTCTCCATGTGTCCTCGTTCCACACTAAAGATCTGAGTAGATACTTTAAAGTCTGGCATCTTAGGGTTCTTAGGAGTTAAAGAGTTATCATATATCCTCATCCTATTGTTAGGATACAAGGCAAACTGACCATTGTTCAGTGCTATTAAGTTATGACTCTTATGTTCTGATGGTGTCTCTGCTGTGCTATAGTCTGGAGTATCAGGTTCATCATGATAATTATCTATTGTAATAACATACTTACCTAACTGTGATCCAAAGTCTCTAGTATATAGTTCATAATCCATAGACCCTATAAATTGCTTGCATATAGTTGTGACACCATAATCCATACAATTCCAGAACTGTAGATTAGGTAAATCCATATCTGGTTTTGGTGTCTCAGGTCTACTTACAAATGCACTAATTGGTAGTTTATCATATATTGCTGCATACTCTGGTAAGTATGTCTCAAAATAAAATGCCCGACCAGGCATTGATTTACATGATACCCAGACACCTGGTGTAAATTCGCCATGACCAGACTCAAAGTCAGTTAAATATTCTTTCCTTACCCACACTTCTTCTGCGGGCATATTACTAATTAGACTTGCCATTTGTTGTGTATGATGGTGGAATATGATGATCGTTCCAATGACGAATGTTGCCACCAACAATAAAGCAGTTAGTGACAACAAGTTGAATCATAATAATAGTTCTGATAGCACAGATCCAGTTATCATATTTCTTTGTAGTTTCGTCATTAAAAGATCCAAGAGCATACTTCCAGACCTTCCAGAATTCTTTCATCATTTAATGATATCATCTGAACACTCTAATGTCAAGTGATATCGTAGACTTTATGTTTCTGGTGTTCTGGAATAACCTTATTTAGTTCTATAGTTAATAGACCATTCTCATGTTTGATGTCTCCAATCTCTACATCATCTGAAAGATTGAATCCTCTTGTAAAGGTTCTTGCTGCTACACCCTTGTGTGCATATTCCTCTGCATCAGGTTTTGATTCCTGTGCTTTTGATTTAACGCACAAGACATTTTGTTGAGTTGATACTTCTATATCTTCCTTCTTCCATCCTGCTAATGCTAGTTCAATTCTCCATTTCTCATCTGATTCCCTTACGATATTATATGGTGGATATTGTCCTTGTACTGATCCTGTACCATATGCATGGAATCTATCGAATAGATCGTCGAATCCTACGCTGTATCTAGTTGCAGCGTCAAAAATTTTGTCGATGTCCTTTGTAGTCCATCTTGTTAGATAGTTCATAGTTCTCCTTAAATAAGCGAGTATAGTTTGTGTCCCCGAAGGCGACAATACTATTTAACCATATTGTTGAGACTAGGTAAATGGTACATTCCGAACATTTTGGTAATGTTTTGCACACCTATATAGTGAAGGATAATATTCCATTAAAAAAATGAAAAAATTATTTTTAATATTAGGTATCTTTACATTGGGTGGAACTGCTGCTCGTGCAGATATCACTCATAAGATGACATCCTCTTTCCAATTAACCACGAATGCAGCTGCAACACAGGTTGAGCGAATTGGTTCTACATACACGGTTTCTGGATCTGGTGTGACCATGGATGTTGGTGGTGGTAACTCTGCTGATCATAATGTTGGTGGACTAGGTTCACTCTCATCAGGCGTTGGTCAAGGATCAATTGCTACAGCGACAACAACAAGTGCAGGGGGTGCGTTCAGCTTTAGCCAGTCATTCATCCAAGGTGACGTAATTGAAACTACAGCACCAGCAGTAGGTGCAGTTAGTGACTACTCTAGTCAGGTATCTACTGGTGTAGGTAGTGGAACTGGTACAGGTACTGTAACATCAGCACATGCGGTAACAGCAGTTGGTGGTGGAAGTGGTACATCAAGTATAGGTCAGTTCGTAACTGAATTAAATATCAACTAATGAGTGATGCGATACAAACTTTTGTTATGTACGCTAGCTGTAGGGTGGGGTAGTCCTATCCTTGCGGTACCTGTGGTGCCAAATTTTACACAGGGCAGTATGACTTCGGTGACAACCCAGACGGTCACTACGAGTGAGACCATAAATAGTATGGATTATGCGACAGGCTGGACTTATTCGGTAAGTGGCTCTGGCGTAGAAATAGAAGAGGGATCAACAATATCACCTGACGTGACAACAACACAAACTAATACCAATAATGGTGTGACTTCAACATGGACTGGACTAGATTTATCAACAGCAAACAAACCAAACTGGAAGCAGAGCGAGGCAGGAGCAGCGTTCCAATTCACAGAGCATTATTCAGGACCAGGGCTTCAGACCCATACAATAATACAGAGAGAAACCACCGTAAATTCGGTTACAGAATCAACAAGCATATTCTCAAACTGATCTCATTGTGTCTCACAGTTGGAACAGCAACCCCATCATTCGCTACAGATGTGGGAGGAGTCAGTGCGACAGCAAATCCAGTCGCTAATTCTAGTGGCTCAGTGACCAACCAGGCAATACAGG